CCACGCTGCAGAATGCGGTTTACCTGCGCCTGACGGTTCCGCTCGGCTCCTGGTGGGCGGACCCGACACTCGGCTCACGCCTCTACTTGCTGAAGCGGGAAAAAGACGTGGCGCGGGTGCGCACCCTGGCGCGCCAGTACGCCGAGCAGGCGCTGCAACCCATTCTCGACGATGGTCGCGCCAGCCGCATTACAGTCACTGCGCAGCACCCGGCGAACGGCTGGCTGATATTGCTGATTGAGGTGGAGCAGTCCAACGGGCAAATCATGCCATTTACCCACCGCGTAAGCGTCGCTTAAAAGGGGTTTACATGCCGCATATTATCCCCAGCGTCAGCGACATTCGCGACACTATCCTCCGAGACATCAAGAACCAGCTGCCGCAAGCCGACGTCGGCCCGGACAGTGATTTTTTTGTGCGTGCCAGCTCTGTGGCGAGTGCCGTGCGTGGCGTATACCAGGACCAGCAGTGGATTGCGCGGCAGATATTCCCCGATACCGCCGACCATGATTTTTTGCTGATGCACGCGCGGTTGCGTAACCTGACGCCGAAGCCAGCCACGCCGGCCGGTGGCCAGGCGCAGCTTAGTGGTACGCCCAACAGCCCGGTGGCCAGTGGGCTGACGTTCCGTTATGGCAACGGCCAGACAGGCACCACGCTCACCGGCGGCACGCTGGATGCCGGCGGTAAGCTGACCGTAAACGCCGCCGCCACTACAACCGGCATCGCCAGTAACGTCCCTGACGGTACGCCTGGCACGCTACTTATCGCACCCACAGGCGTCAGCTCACAAATCACGCTGAAGACCATGACTGGCGGCACGGATGATGAAAGCGACGAGTCCCTGCTGGCGCGCCTGCTGGAACTTATCCGCCAGCCACCGGCCGGCGGCAACAAGTATGACTATCACCGTTGGGCGATGGAAGTTCCTGGCGTTACGGCGGCTTACGTCTACCCGATGCGCCGTGGCCTGGGCACTGTGGATGTGGTCATTACCTCCGGCAATGACCTGCCGTCACAAGCCACCATCGACGCCGCTCAGGCGCATATCGATGACCTGCGTCCGGTCACGGCCAAAAACAGCCTGGTACTGGCCCCTACACCGCGCAGCGTAGATTTTCACATGCAAGTGGCGCTGGTCGGGCTGACACTGGCGGATGCGAAAGTCCAAATCCAGAACACCCTGGTCAGCTACTTCACGCAGTTGGCCCCTGGCGATACGGCAGTACTGTTCCAGATTGGGGCGCTGATTTCCGCCATTCCTGGTATCACCGACCTGAAAATTATCCTTCCGGCGGCGAACGTCACGCCGGTGGTCGATGAAGAACGCGTCGAATGGGTGCGCATGGGTGGTCTGATTGTGGAGCTGATGCCATGAGTTACGCCACGCTGCTTGGAAATCTTCTGCCGCCGGTGGCCTATGACCCAAACGGCGAACAGATAAAGGTTGAACACCACGCCGAAGGCAACGCCCTGCAGCAAGTAGAAGATGCTGCCCGGTGCGTCGCCCTGGGTATCGTCCCGCTGCAGATTAACGAGCTTATCCCGGACTGGGAGCGCGTCCTTGCTCTGACGCCAGCCCCGGATGCCTCGCCGCAAGAGCGCCTCACGCTGATAAAGGCGAAAATCAACACCACCGGTGGCCTGAGCCGCCCCTATTTTATCAATCTGGCCAAGAGCCTCGGCTACACCATCACCATCGATGAGCCGCAGCCATTTCGTATTGGCATCAATCGCATGGGCGACCGCCTTTACTCGCGCGACACCATCTGGATTTGGCGCGTCAACGTCCTGCATAGCGATAACCTGGTGAGCACGGCGCAATTGGAGTCGATGTTTCAGGACTTAAAGCCCGCGCATACGTTTTGCCATTTCATTTATAAAGAGGCGTGATATGCAGAATTTAATGCCGCCGGTAAATACGCCGGATAATTTATTTCACGATGGTAATGAAGCTACCGGCGTGGAGGGCACGATTTTATATGCCGACTTCATGAACGATAACCAGAGTGCTATTCGTGATATTCAGCAGGAAATGAAAAATGTTTTGGCTGACGCCGGTTTTCAGCCTGACCCCAGCAAACAAAATCAGCTATTACTGGCCATTAAAAAAATCATCGGCACTGTCGGAGGTGATGAATTTTTGCCACTAACGGGCGGCACCCTGACCGGGCCTTTGAATGCCAAGGGTTCAATTACCGTCCATGAGGACGACATCAACACCATTTCTGAATTCTTGTATACATACAATGAAGACGGTGTTGCGACGAAAAAAATCGGCATTAAAGCCATCTGCGATGCAGACGGCGCCGGCCACTGGGTCGTTGACGTCAACCCGGCAGCCAAGGGCGATAGTCGCGTACAGGCTTTAGGCATCGACGGCAAAAGCAAGCTCGTCGCGTCAATGAACGGTTTTCAGCTCTACGAAGGCACCGCGCGCGTATTCAGCCCCAACAATCCCCAACTGATGTTTGGCGTTGGTATGGGGCCGGTAAACAAGCCAGACGCCTACAGCAATATCGGACAGATTTACCGGGTCAATGCCACCGCAAAAAACAAGCCCCCGGCCGTTTCGGGCAACGTATCCGCCGGTGTGATGTGCCTGCCGATGGATGCAGCGCCGTCCGCCGGTTACTTTGCCGTTGTTGGCGGCAACATGGCGGCATACGTTGGCTTCTCCCAAAGTGCCGACGACAATATCACCTGGTTGCGGATTTATACCGACAAATACAAGCCCACAGCCACAGACATGAACGCGCTGCCCATCACCGGCGGCACCATGACAGGTGAAATCAAGTCAACCAGCAGTGCCATTTTACGCGGAATTCAGGGGGGGTATGGTGCCATGTGGCGGATGGACGCCAATGCTTTCTATTACCTTCTGACGAATCCGGGCGATCCGAACGGTAATTTCAACAGCCTGCGGCCACTTACTATTATCAACAACACCGGTAACGTCAATATTGGCACAGCTCTTTCCGTAGACAGCCAGAGCTCGATTTACAAGACTGGCATCCACACCTACAGCGACGGGGGTGGCAGTTATAACCAGACGAGCGGCATGACCCTGCAAGGCGTAGGTGACCAGGTCGGTGAAATGTATTTCCTGGAGAATATCGGCAAATATGCCCTCGTGGGGCTGCACGCAAGAAGCGGCGGTCGCGATGCCTGGTATGAGTTTCGCCATGACGGCAATATTTTTGCCAACGGCACCAACGCCGTGCCGGTTGGCGTCATAGAAGCTTGGCCGAGTGATACACCTCCGACCGGCTGGCTGATGTGTGACGGCTCCGGGTTCAATAAGGGCGCCTTTCCCAACCTTGCCTTGATATTCCCCAGCGGCCAACTTCCTGACCTTCGCGGCGCATTCCTGCGCGGTAAGGACAACGGCAAGGGCGTTGACCCTAACCGTGGGTTGTTATCCATACAGCCTGGTCAAGCGCCGGCATCCGCCATTGGCGGCGGTGAATGGGGTAACTATGCAGGGCGAGACACCGGCCATACCGTCGGCACCGGGACCGATAACACCGGCACTTACCGTGTCATGCAGGAAACCGAAGCACAGCGCGAGACCCGCCCCTACAACGTCGCCATCAACTACATCGTGAGAGCAGCATAATGACCACACAAAAATATAACCTCGATTTTGAACACGCCGTTTTAGGCCCAGAAGGCTGGTCGACAACGGCAGGCTGGATACTGACATATCAATGTGCCTACAGCACCACGCGCGAGTTTACCTCCTGCTACTGGCAGTATTGTCAGCTGGGCGTGGGTATCGCTGCCGGCTCTTACATTGATAAGCCAACGTTGCCAGACGATGACACCAAAGCGATTCGTCGCACGGAAGACGGTACCGCCTGGGAGATAGTCGATGATTTTCGCGGGCAGCTTGCATACAACACCGATACCGGCGAGGCCCGGACAGTGGATTACCTGGGGCCGCTTCTCGCCGGCTGGACGCTGCTGGCACCCCAGACGCCATATGACAAGTGGGACGGTACGCAGTGGGTGACCGACAAAGAGGCCCAGCAAGCGGCAGAGGTCGCAGCCGCAGCGGCGAAGCTGAAGCAACTTCAGGACGAGGCCGACGAGGTTATTGAGCGGCTGGGACGTGCCGTCAAATACGACATGGCCACCGATGAGGAGAAGGCCCAACTCGACGCCTGGGAGCGCTACAGCGTGCTGCTGAGCCGCGTGGATACCAGCCAAGCGCCAGATATTGCGTGGCCGGACGTGCCGGGGCCTAAACCCGCCAGTTGATCGTCGGTATCTCACTTTTTAGTTAGAGTCGCAAGATATTGTGGTTTTTAAAGTTAAATAGCGGCAAGTGTTGTGTTTGTTGGGGTGATCGTTAACTGCCGTCTTTGGAAGCATTTCAGGCACAAGTCTGCGTCAGCTCTCTGATGGTTACTCCATGACCACTCAGAAGGTGGTGCGATTAAAAGCATTGAAAATCAATTAGTTATATTATAGCGGAAGTTGTGTGTCTGGAGCAATTATTCCGTGGGTTGGCGGTAATACCCAGCAGTGACATGCAGAATCCTGATCCCTGGAACGGTTGGGCTGGGCATTACCATTGATGGGTGGCGCGGCTCCTGACAATAAAGCATTGGTGCCGCGCCGTTACTCCCTTGAGTAGAGCAACATAAAATTCGAAACGGGACATGGCTCCTGTCAATAAGATGCAGATTGCAGTGTATAACATCCCTTACTAAACGGTAAAAAGGTGACGCTTCATGAAAGTAGCTGTTTCTCCGATTATTCCCTGGGTAGGTGGTAAACGTAAGCTGGCTCGTCAAATTCTTCCGTTGTTTCCGAAGCATACTTGCTATGTTGAACCTTTCTGTGGAGGCGCTGCTCTATTTTTCAGCAAGGAACCTTCAAAAGTGGAGGTTGTGAACGACATAAATGGCGAGTTGATTAATCTGTATCGTGTCGTAAAACACCACTTAGAGGAGTTTGTCCGACAGTTTAAATGGGCTTTAAGCAGTCGCCAGATATTTGAATGGGAAAAGCTGTGTGTCCCAGAAACGCTAACGGACATACAGCGTGCTGCTCGCTTTTATTATCTTCAAAATATGGCCTTTGGTGCCAAGGTTGAGGGGCAAACCTTTGGGACGTCCACAACCAGCGCGCCACGGCTAAACCTGCTACGTCTTGAGGAAAACTTGTCTGCTGCCCATCTGCGCTTGTCGCGAACAATGATTGAACATCTGGACTGGGTGACCTGCATCAAGAAGTACGATCGTCCGCATACGCTGTTTTACCTTGATCCACCCTACTGGAGGACGCAGGGCTATGGAGTCGAGTTCAGCCTGGAGCAATACAGCCTGATGGCTGAGCTAGCCAGAACGATCAAAGGCAAGATGATCATCTCAGTAAACGACATCCCGGAGATGCGTAAAGCGTTTGAGGGGCTGCCGATAACCACTACGGGGGTTACTTACTGTCTCGGTGATAATCGACAGCGAGCCAGTGAGTTGATCGTTAGTAACATTTGCGATTGATTTCGCATAGTGCAAAATCGTGATTTTTTTGACGTTCTTAGAGTGCGAAATTCTCTGCTAAACAGTGCAGAAAATTTCGCCGCGCTACAG